CGACGAGATCCACCGCGCCACGCCAAACTCCAGCGTCGAAGGTTCGTAGGTCGCTCCAGATAGGCGCGTCATCCAAGTCTCCGCGCTCCATCGCTTGGACCAAGCACGCGGCGGCGAAGGCTTCCCTCTCCACGTAGCAGACCGTGCGAGCCGCTCCGATGCTTCGCAGTCCAAGGTCAGCGCCTCCGATGCCGGCGCACAGGCTGAGGGTACGTAGAGCCACACTAGGGGGTCTCCGATTTCGGTTGAGGGTCCACGCCGCCGCACAAATCCGCCATCGAAACCGGCAGCCCCCGGCGCTTAGCGTCCTCGGCGAGATCCGGCGTGAGCTTGCGCCGCGGGTGGCACTTGCACTCTTCCAGCGGGCGCAGGCAAAACGTGCGGTCTTGGTAGCAGATCATGCGGCAACCTCGCCCGCACGCACGTCGCGGCGGCCGTACTCAGCGATGAGCGCGGCGTCTCGCTGGCCTTCGCTCCACTTCGCCGTGGGAGCCCCCCACATGCGCTCGCACGCTATCTTCGCCTTCGCCTTGGGCTTGAGATCTTTGGGCTCGATGTTGGCGAGCATGACCTTTTGCCACGTCTGCGGGGCGACTACGGTGATAGGCACGCCGAGCACCAGCGCCGACATCTCGAACGCCGTGATGCAGCGCACGAGCGAGTGAACCGCCGACGTGCCCAGTCCGAAGGACGCGAAGCCTTCAAGGTAGATACGCGGCTGCGTAGGCAACCCTTGGACCAGCGAGTAGATTCCGCGTAGGTCGTAAGCGCGCCCCTTGCCCGAGCCGATCACGGGGATCTTCGCCATGCGAATCTCGTCGCCAGTAAACATCGCGAGCGCGCCAGACAGGCCGGGGTCAATGCCGATGATGGTGGGTGACGTGCTCAAAACGGAAACCTCGCGTCCTTCGGTTCGTGGTCATGCGCGCCGTTGCGTAGCTCGCAGCAGCAGTCGCCGTTGAGAATGAGCGCGTAGTCCAGCCCCTCGCACCAATGCGCGTTCGGGTAGATCCAGCGGACCCAGCGCGGGATGCGGCCGCGTCGGTCGATCCAGCGGTAGAGGATGCTGCTCACGCCCCACCTCGCGCGCGGATGGCCGAGGCGCACCCGCACTGGTAGCAGTCGTCGCACACCTTCGCATTCGCCTCGCGCTCGTCAGCGATGGCGGCGGCGATGGCTTCGACTAGCACGCCATGCGACGGCCACGAGTCCGTGGTGTACTCGCGCACGATCTCCCGCGCCCTCTCCAAGTCGCGCGGGGTCATTGGGGGCCTCGGGCGGCGCGGATGCGCAGCGCGTCGCAAAGCACGTTGTACTCGCCGTCAACGTCGCACGCCTCATCGCCGCAGTATTTGCGCACGACCAGCTCGTAGTCGGTCAACGTACGCTCGGCGCTCCGCAGCCGCTCGACCTCGGCCTGCAGTGAGTCCCGCTCGCGCATCACGACCGCGACACGCTCGGGCTCAATCGCGCCAGTGACCGCCTTCTCCGGCGTCATCCACAAGCGCTCAAGATTGGGGCACACCAGCGCGTCCTCGTAGTAGGCCAAGGACGATGCCAGCGCATCACGCTCCGCGCGCAGTCCATCCCGCTCCCCGGCGGCGGCGAGGAGGGCGGATAGCTCGGCGGGCGTGAGGCGAACTTTGTGCCCCATCCGCGCGCACACGTCGGCGAGAGTCCGCATCGCGCCCAGGTCCAGTTCGGTGCTCACTTGCCTTGCTCCGCGTGGACCTCAGCCCACGTCTTGATTAGGTATCCGCCGACGCACGACACGCAGAACGCGGCGAACAGGATGATGATGATGGCGTCGAAGCCAAACGTGTGCTCGATCGTGACCTTGTGCTCAACTTCGGGCGACTCGCTCACTTGATCTCCTCCATTTGCTCGGGGGCGGGGTCGGGCACGGCGCGGGCAGCCTTTGCGCCGCCGTACGCGCCAGACGTGTAGCCAGCGTCGAACGCTTGCACCGCGCGCTGGTCTGACGCGCTCCACGGATGCGCCTCGCAATAGCGACCAGCATCCGCCTCGCACGCCTTCGCCGCCGCCTCCACGCCCGCCCGGTACGCGGCGAGCTTGATGCGATGCAGCTCGGTGCGAATGAGCGCGGCGCGGATCTCTTTCATCGGGCTAGCCACGGCTCGCCTCCATCGCCCGCACGGCGCGAATGAGGCGGCCCGTGGCGCGCGCGAAGCCGACCGCATCAAGCTCGCGGTCCACGGAGTGCCACTCCTTCGCCGCAGCGCACACTTCGAGCACAGCGGGCGCGTTCTCGTCGGGGCGCAGCGCCTCACCGTGCGCCTTCTTCTCCGCTTCGAGCGCGCGTTGCAGGTCGGCGAGCTGCATTTGATAGCTAGCGCAGGCGAAATCCAGATCGCGCCGAGCGTCGTCACGCTGAGAGACGGTTTTTCCAAGCAAGCGATCCGCGTCGTCGCGTTGCGAGCGCGCCTCGTCCCGCTCCGCGCGCATCGCTTCCGCCTCGCGCTTGGCCGCGTCGCGCTCCTTCTCGGCGGCGGCGAGCTTGGCGCGCAAGTCCTCGCCCCCCTCCACCGGCGCGCTTTCGCAAAAGGCGCGGACTGCTGAGCCGAGGGCGTGGACGCCGCTACCGTCGTCTTCCCAGTTACACACGTAGTTGCGACACCTGTCGCTCGCATCGGCCCACGCCTCCCGCACCTTGCGCAGCGCCTCGGGCTCGGCAACGGCGGGAACTCCGATCTCGCGCATGTAGGCGTGCGCCGCGTTCTGCAAGCGCGCAACCATCGGGCTCGCATCGTTCGGCGTCCGTTGGCGAACCCATTGGATCATCGCCCAGATGTCGGCCATAGAGACGCCATCAAGGTGCGTCAGGTGCAGCGTCGCCTGAGGCTCCGGCTCGCTCTCGCAAAAGGCGCGGAGGGCGGATCCGAGCGCGTCGGGCTCGACCACGGCGGGCTCGCTCGGCGGGCTCGCAAGATACTTGTCTATCGCCTTGCAGCCCTCATCCCGCAGGTCTCGTTCGTAATCGTTCACCGAATCACCGTCCCTTCCTGGCGCTTGAATCGCGCCCACGCCCACGCAAAACAGATCGTCACCACGAACCACACGACCGCCACAAGGGCGAACGCGAAACCAAGTGCTTTCATGCGTTGTGTTCTCCCAACACATGAAAGAATCGCACCCCCGCCGCGGTCCCCAAAGCGGAGATTCGGAAAAACCTAGAACGGCGTGTCATCGACCAGCCCTCCCTGCATCGGCGCGCTTTGCTTCGGCCACTGCGACGCCTCGGGCTGGAACTCCGGCTTCGACGCCGGCGCATCGCGCTTGCCGCCGACGAACTCCCAGCGGTCGCCGATCACAGCCAGCTTCTTGCGCTGCTCGCCGGTCGCCTTGTCGGTCCACTCCTCCTGATTCAGCTTGCCCACAATCAACGCGAGCGAGCCCTTCGTGTGGTACTTGGCGAACGCCTCGGCCGTCTTGCCGAAGAGCGTCACGTCCACGAACGTCGTGCGCTCCTTGGACTCGCCGTCCTTGGCTTGCCACTTCTCGTTCAGCGCGAGACTCGCCTTGACGACTGCGCCGCCGCCGTTGGTGAAGCGCGTTTCGGGATCGCGCGTCAGGTTGCCGCAGAGGGTTACTTGGTTGAGGCTCATGGCTTCACCTCGGATCGCGGGGAGGAGCTTTTCGGTAGGCCGAGAAGCTGACTCCATGCCGCGGCCTGGAATTCGGTCTCGGAGAACGGCTCCACGCGCCGGCGCACGACCTGTTGAGTGCCTTCGCCGGGTGCGTTATCGGTCTGGAGCTCGCGCATCATCTGGACGAAGTCCGGCCTTGACTCAAGCGAAGCGACCGCAGCGCGCACGGCTTGAAGAATCAGCGATGCGTCGAAGTGTCGATTCTCCGCATCGCGCCCACGCCCGCGTAGCTGGAGATCCATCACATCCGCCATCACATCGTCGAAGTTCCGTACCGATCCGACGCAGCGGATGGTCGTGTTGACCCAATCTGCGACCAGCTCTGGATAGCGCCGAAGAACGTTCCACTCGCTTTCAAAGTCCTTCCGTCCACGCTCAAAGATCGTGACGCCGCCGTCTCCGTCCAGCTTGACGCTCCAGTGAACCCTGCGAATGTTGAGCGCGGGGTCTTCGCTCCAAACAATGTGGTCTTTGTTCATGTTGACTGATCCTCAGAACTTCACCGGCGGAAGAACCTCGCCGGTCTCGGGGTTGATTTCGGCCTGCTCCGCAACGCCCGCGTCGAACTGCGGCGCGCTCTCCGTCGGCGATTCGAGACGCTTCGTCAGCTGCTCGATATCGCCCTTCGTCACGTCGATGACGCGCGATGACTTGGTCTCGACTTCGACGATGCGCTCGGCCTCGTCGGGGTCGTAGATGCCGGCGAATCCGAAGGCGAGGCGGATACCTTGAATCGCGGCCTTGTTGCGCAGCATTCGCGCCGGCCACTGACGCCACGGTTCGGTTTGGCGGATGCACTCGCGCAAGTGCTCCGTGACGCGCGTAGGCCGTGCTCGGTCCTTGCGGTACACGATGGCCGTGCACGAAACCAAGCGGCCCTGATCGTCGCACTTCTCCTCGAAGTCGATGCCGTCCGCAGCCGGATGGCCGTTCATCAGCTTGACCCATCCGTCATAGCCGACGATCGGAACCACGCCGCCGCCCTTGGACGGGAAGGCGTAGATTTCCTTGGTCAAAGGGTTGAGCCCGTGCTGATCGGCGACAAGCAGCACCGCGGCAACCTGCTCGCGTGTCGCTTCCTTGTTCGGAATCACCGTCGCCATCAGCGTTTGCTCGAAGCGCGCGGCGTCCATGCCGAACTTCTCGGCCATGCGCACCATGACGCTCGTTGACGCCGTGGCCTTGGGTTGTGTCGTGCCCTGTGTCATACAGCTACCTTCCTCGCCGCTTGGATCGCGGCCTTTGCTTCGTTCCACATCTTCCGGCCGGTCAACTGGACCAGCCTGTTCTTGACGGCGCACACGCGCGTATCCGCGGCCTTCGCGGCGGCGTTCAACTGCTCGAGCTTCGCGAACAGGTCGGCGATCTCCGGCGTGTATGTCACCGCGGAGGCCGAGTCGCCGATCGCTTCGAGCGCCTCAGTGTCTGCCTCGCTCGCGGTCGCGGCCGGCATCACGTCGCGCTTGACGTTGTATTCCATGAACTCGACCAGCTTCGGTATCGCCACGTCGAGGAATCGCTGATCGCGTTCGAGCTCGAACGTCAGCACGCCAGGCCAGATCAAGGCCGACACGCTCGCGTGCGAGTCGCCCGTGCACGCCATGCCGATCTGACACTGGATGGCGTTGTCGAGCGGAATGCGCTTCTTCCACTCGTCGTTGAACGGCGACGGCGCTTTGGCTTCCCACAGGCCCTTTTGGCCCGTGCCGCGGTCCATCCAAAAGCCGTCGGGCGAGAACGCGAGCCACGAAAACTCGGGGTGCTCGACCATGTACTGTTCTTGCACAAGCTCGCGCTCGGGATGGCGGCGGCGATACAGCTCGGCATTCACCGGCTCCATCAGCGTCCCCCACGTCATCCACGGCGTCTCAACCCGCTCCGGCGCGCGGCGTCCAGTGAGCCGCAGCCATTCCGTAAGCGGCGTCCCGTACTTCGACGCGCCGAGAATCGCGGCGGCAGTCGAGCCCGTGATGCGGCGCGAGCGGTACTCGTGCCATTCGGGCGTGCGTTGCTTGACTCGAACGATCTTCATAGGTGTTCCCTGTTGGGAGTAGATGCCGCCAGATGCGCGCTGGCGGCCCCGCGTTCGGTTGCTGACGTTTCTTCCTCTACGGACGACTCGACCGAACGAGCCTTGAGACACGCTGGGGCGGATTCGAAACCCTGTAACCGCTTGCCGTGGCTTCGACGCGAAGCCTCGGTCCAGCCTCATACATTCCCAGCCGCACGTCAGTTTCACATGCTGGGGATGCGTTTACGTTCACGTCCTGCGCGCCAACTCCTCGACGGTGCGGGCCGAGACGGTGCCGAACGCGCGGTCGAATCGAATCGCCGCGTTCAGCGTGACCTTGCGCGCGCCGCGGAGGATCTCGTCGATCGTCGTGCGCGAGAGGCCGCTGGCGATCTCGAGCTCCGCGCGGCTCATCGACAGCCGGTCCATTTCGGCGAGAAGGTGCGCCAGGAGCGCTTGCTTCGGACGTTGTGTTTTCACAGCACGATTGCCCATAGGAGGATCATCACGGCGACGAAGGCGGCGGAAAGCGCGGACTCGGAAAAATCGGGGGTGTCGTCGGGCTTCATGCTGGCACCGATTCGGTGTCGAACAGCGTCCCGCTCGCCCGCTCCGTTGAAGCGCGCGCGAGGTTCTTCGCGGCCTGCTCGAAGTAGGACCGCTTCAGCTCGACACCGACGAACTCGCGGCCCGCCTTCACGGACTCAAATCCTTCGCTGCCGATGCCAGCGAACGGCGACAGCACCACGTCACCTTCGCGCGACCACATGCGCAGCGCGCGCCGGATAACCTCGAGCTGTAGCGGGCAGATGTGGCGCTCGTCATCGTGGTCGCGTGCGCTGGACGCTTGGAGCGTGTCGCCCGCATCAATGTCCATCCAGACCGGCGATGCGTAGCGCTGCCACTCGCTGACGGGGAACGTCGCGTTCGTGTGCTCCACGCGCGCCGGGTTGTCGCCGGGCTTGCGCATCGTCACGAGGTAGTCAGGAATCCCCTGGCGCGACATGCACGAGTCCTTCTTGAGCTGCTTGTGGAGCAAGCCGAGAGCCTTCGTGCGTTGCATCGCCGTAACCGGGTCTTTCCAGATGCAGACCTCGGAGTGATAGACCCAGCCCTTGGCCTCAAACGCGCGGATCAGCTCGCCGCGGAAGTCTCGAATACCGATGACGCCATCCCGCACCTTGCTCGTCGGTAGGTTCATGCAGTGGAACGAGACAAGCCGCCCCGGCTTCGTCACGCGGAACAGTTCCGCGATGAGGTGCTGGAAGTGCTCGAAGAACTGTTCCGTGTCAGCGCTGTTGCCCATGTCGCGGTCGCTGTTCGAGTAGGTGTAGAGCGACGCGAACGGCGGCGAGAAGACCGAGAAGCCAACGGAATCCGACGGCATTTCGCCGACGACCTCCACGCAGTCCCCAAGGTGAAGCGTCCACCCTCGGCCGCGCTTCGTGTCTCGTTCGTACTTGCTCACGGTGCGACTCGTCCCCTTGATGTTTTCAGTTGCGATTTCGCTCATGTGTCCGACCATCGCCGCGGCCATCGCCTCGGCGTCCTTTTCCTTCCGCTTGACGTTGTGAAGCGTCGCCCCTTCGGTTGACGCCGTGATGATGTGGACGTTCACGGTCCGCTCTTGTCCGAAGCGCCAGCAACGGCGAACGGACTGGTAAAGCGCTTCGTAGGAATCCGAGAGACCGACGAACGCCATGTTTCGGCATCGCTGGAAGTTCATGCCGAACCCGGCAATGCGCGGCTTCGTGACCAGCACGCGAATCTCGCCGGCCGCGAATCGCAGCATGGCGCTCGACTTGTGCTCGTTGTCGTCGGACCCTGTGACTTCGACGGCTCCGTCGATGGCGTCCGTAATGGCTTCGCTTTCGTGGTTCAGGTCGCACCAGATAAGCCACTGCTCGCCGTTGCTGGCAAGCTCCACGGCGCGGGCCACGCGGTCGGAGATGCTCGCTCGGCGCGCGGCGCGGCGATCCGACAGCGTCGCGGGCGCGTCGTCGAACAGCACGCCGATCTTGAGCGGGTCGGCCTGGATGATGTGTTCGTGGTACTGGATCGGCGGCAGCGCAAACCCGTCGTCGGAGAACCCGATATCGCTCGGCTTGCGGATCATGCACGCCCACGAACAGACCCAGCGCCAGAAGTCCGACTGCGCGTGGCCCTTCAAACGCCACGATTGCGTCTCGCCCCCGTCGTGAACGAAGAACATCGACAGCATTTCGGTGCGCGTCATCGCCCCGACGAACTCGGCGTGATTCCCGAGCTCCATGTAGTCGTTGGGCGCTGGCGTCGCCGTGCACGCGAGCCGGTAGGGCGTCTGCGCGAACGCTTCGATGATCGCGGTCCGCGTCGAACCCGAGTAGCTCTTGAGGATGCTCGACTCGTCCAGCACGACGCCAACGAACTGCGCGGGGTCGAAGTGCTGGAGCATTTCATAGTTGGCGATGCAGATGCGGAACGGCCCGCACTCGTCTTGACTGCGCGCCACGCCCACGCCGTCGACGCCAAACTTCTCCGCCTCGCGCGCGGTTTGCTGCGCGACGGCGAGCGGCGCAAGGATCAGCACCTTTCCGCCCGCGTGATCGGCGACCATGCGCGCCCACTCCAGCTGCATCCCTGTCTTGCCGAGGCCGCAGTCCGCGAAGATCGCAGCGCGACCGCGCCGGCACGCCCATCGCACGATCGCGGCCTGGAACTCGAACAGCTTCGGATTGACCGCGCCGGGCTCGAACCCGGTCGGGCGATCCATGCGCGACTTCGACTGAAGGAAACTTGCGTAGCTGCTCACGCCCCCACCCCCGAAACCTCAACCGCACCGTCA